GCCCGTTTTGGCATTTTTAGATAAATATCTGTATGGCAAGGAAGAAAAAGAAGACACTGGAAGACATCATAGCTGAAAACCAGCGATTATGGGATCAGCAGGATAGAACACATCAACAGATGAACACCACAGTATCACCACAAACGATGCTGGAACAAGGACATCAAATTATAGCACATCAATACAATCAACTACACCAAGGTATAACAAGGATAGTTCAATTACACCAAGCGTTGGATCAATTTGCGAGAAGTTTGGACCAACAGATCAGGACTATGGAATATCATTTTACGTGGTTGAAGGAAAAGGAACAACGCGATGAAGATCACAGCTAAAAGACTCGATTATTTCAACGAGCACTCACAACAGCTAATCAACACAAGGATAGTGCCTTTAGCACCATACACAGCACAAGATCTACACGATCAATTTAGATCTGTCATCAACACAGTCTGTCAATTTGGATTACAATTGATCAACGATGGACACTTAACACAACAGCAGTTTATGGATATGAGATTCAAATGGAACCCAATCAAAAAGAAAGTGAAGGGTTCAACAACGAAACAGAAAGTGTTGTATGTACTGAAGCGAGATCGTTTAAGGCATATGGACAACTCAATTTACACGGTCAGAGACATAATAGAAATGTTGGCGAACAAAGTGGATCAATACATCACTGACAAACCAACTGAATTGGAGAACTTTACAGAAGCGATGTATCATAGGACAAACAGGGCTCTGAACTGGTTTGCGTTGCTATCGCAGAAATATTATGGACAACAAAACGGTTGGCAACAAGCAATCGAAAATGTTAAAATAAAGATACAATGGAGTAAGAAATGACAGATGATGACAAAAAATTAGTTATAGACAAGCTATCAGGTGATCTATTGAGTTCAGCAGATGTAAAAGAAGTACTTGATGTACTGAATGATGACGCCCACGATTTAGCTTATCAACAGTGGAAAGCCGCTGACGATATGGAAGAAACTGATCAAGACAAAGCTGATGAATTACGTGAGTCAGCAAGTGAATTTCAAACAGAACAATTTAAACAATTAGTAGAACAGCACAGCAAAGCAAGAGATATCTGGCACAGAGTTGCTACAGATAATGAAGTTTATGAGTGGATAGAACAATACTGGCCTTTCGATGAACCCTTTAGCGACAGCAAAGCTGAAGCTGTAAGGAAATCAAAGGAGACACAGTATGAGTTCGAAGACGAGTAAAGCACAGAAGCAAACAGTACTATGGACGGTATATCACAGCATTTTAGTGATTGAACTGGCCATCATTATAGCGATAGAATTTGTTGAACTAATTACATAGACCCAATTAAAACGGATCACAGGCTAACATAGGCAAACACAGGCACACATAGTTACCACATCAATATCTTATGAGTTTAACACACCCTCTTGATTGTGTAGGATCGTAACATCCCGAACTGTTAGGTCAGGACAGTATAAACAAATGGGCAGTTATGCTAACGCATTTTGGAAACTTTTGTGCGTTAGATTTCGTGACTTTATGTTCTATAAGGTTAATTAGAACGGATAACAGCTACAACGCGGCTGAGTCATGAAAATGGAAGTAGTCACCCTTTTAGGTTGGTAAGATATGCAAACCCTTTACCGTAATAGATTGTGTCGTTGTTCTCTTAAGAGGCTTTTGGTATTTTGCTAAAAGTTCTCTATGGATAAAAGATAATCAAACAATAAATCAAAGAAATCATAAACGAACGAAGTGAGTTTATAACCTAACGCGAAAGCGTTAGTGTTATCTACCTAGTAAGGCGATCAATATGTGCGTAGATTCTTCCAATCACTTTGTCTAGACTCATAAGTTCTTGACTCATCATTGCCACCATGGTCTGGAGTTCTATTATAGTGATCAAAGCCCAAGTTGATAATCCCAACAATATAGTGCCTAGTAAGGCAATCAATGCGGTGTTAGTCTTCCTAGTCATTATCTACCTTGACCTTTGTACTTCTTGTAACTGCGTCTTTTGGATTTGTTCATCATTGTTTTACTATGGCGACCAGATCCTATGCTGGTTTTCTTTGGGTGTGTCTCGTGTTCAATCTGTTCTTTTTGTTTTGCCATAATAGTAAAGGGTGAGCCGCGATAACCCACCCTTCCACATCAATAGTTAAGGAGTTAAACTTCTATGCCAATATCAGTTCAACACAATTATTTATGAGCCTGATCTTGATAGCTTTTCGTACATTGAGTACAGCTCATTCCTAAACGCATCGCCAACAGGATCACCTTGCGGTAGATTCATCTTTTCATCTTTACGCATAGCCTGTATCTTTTCTCTGATGTCCACTTCTGAAATGCCAGCACGTGATCCATCTGTTATAGGGTTTGGTGTGCGTCCTGACTCCATTAGATCATATATCAACTGCAATCCTTCTGCTGTTGAAGCCAATGGTTGTGTCAATGTTTCTGGACTAAATTTACTTGCAAACTTCTTCACTGCTGACAGCCTGCTTTCATATTCTTGTCCCCATTGTTGTTTCAACAGGGCGTTCTGTTGTTCCAAATCCACTGTGGGATTGTTCCTTGTGTTTTGTTCTTCAATTATGTTCAATTGATCTTTGTATAGTGTTATCACACCTTCCACTTGTTTCTGTGTCATACCTAGACTCTTGAACATACTTTCAGCTTCTTTGACCGTGTCTTGATCTGTGTTAACTTGCAGGTCCATTTGATCCACAAAATCCCATTTGTAGTTCTCTGGTGCTTTGGGTACATCAGCAAACTTCTTTTCAAGTTCGCCGTAGCTCTTTGCTAGGTCTTCACCCGTTTTGAATTTTTCTGGTAACCATGACGGTCTGTTCTCATCAACAGGTTCAGCTGGTTTTTCAGCTGGCGTTTCTGTTGTGCCTAACAGGGTGTTTGGTTGTTCCATATTGTCTGCCACTGCTTGTTCTGGTTGGTTTGTATTGTTTTCAGTTTCCATTTTATTTGCCTCCGAGTTTTGCTTTTGGAGTTTCTTTCTCCATCATATTGTTGATACGCTGTATCAGTTGTTGCTGTGCCACTTTGAAAATAGCACTATATGGATTGGGTGCGTCAGCAGTCACTCTGGTGCTGTTGATTATCCTTTCCAAATCTTTGATCACAAGCTGTCCACGTGGTGTGCCAAACACGCTCAGATATGCTTGTTTTATTTCAGTTACATCTTTCATTTCAGTTTCCTTTTGTATGTATATCCACTGGGTTTGAAGCCCAATCTATCAAACAGTTTTTCATATGCTTTCCTGTGGCTCCAACTGAACAGGTACACATTTTCAGCGCCTCTGTTGTCAGCCCATTTGTACAGTTTGTCCAACAGCATATGTAAGTATTTGGTGTCACTTGGTCTGTTTGTGAGTATGCAGATTATGTTGCAGTCAGCTTGGTTGATCCACATATTTTCTATTATCTCAGCACATATCAAACAATGTAGATGTCCATCATCATCTTCTACACCTTCAGCAAATCCAAAACCTGGTTTCTGTAAGTCCAAACTCATCAGGTAGTCCAAGTATCTTGTGCTGAATGTTTTACCATCCATGATATGTTTTTGATTGTTACACCATTTCTCTGCCATGTCTTTCAGCAGTTCTCTTTTTTCAGGTGTGCGATAGTCCTTCGCTGTTACGAATTTCATTGTGATTGTTCCTTTGCATTTTGTTTACTTTCTATTCAATGTTCGGTTGCGGACTTGACGGTTGTACGCTCATTCGAGGATCTTGTCCTTGTAATGTTTGTGCCGCTTGTGCCAACATCTGTTGTTGTTGTGCCGCTTGTAGTTTTTCTTGTACCATTTCTGGATCTAACAACACTTCAGGTGACATATCACCATCACGCAATATCTTTCTTGCGAGTGCTTGTATGTCAACTTGTGCCACTGCTTCTGGACCTAGCTGTGATACAATTTGAAGGAGTTGGATGTCTCTCTGTATTTCACTCATTCCAATCCCCTTCTTGACAGCTGAGTTTACAACAATCTCATATTCTTTGTTGTTGTTGATAAACTCTGGTAGCTCACCTCTCAACTGCAATCTTTTGATTAAGTTTTTAATTATTGGTCTTAAAAATTCTATTTCTAAACGCAAACCATATGGACCTATTCTTCTAAAGAATTCACTTTGTCTGACTTGTACTTCAAACGCTGTCATTTGCTGTGACTCTTGTGGTGGTATGATAGCATCATTGAACAACATAGTTCTAACTTTGGCTCTTTGATCTTCTACAGTTTGGAATGTTATTTGGAAGTTACCTGGGAAAGGTATTGGTTGTAACATACTGTCCACAGTAATAACATCACCCGGCTCTATTTTCATATTAGCAAAATTAACTGTTGATTCAGAACCATCAGTCTGCCAAGCGCCTAGACCAGCCCACGCACTCTGTGTCATGATAAGTTGTGTCGCTTCGTTGGCTACTCTTATGTGCGGTAGTGCTTGTCTTACGGGTGACTCTCCCCATATGCTTCCTAATGTTTTGCCAAATCTAAACACAATAAACATTTGAGCAGGAGAAACTTTTTCTTCTAGCAATATCATCTTGTCTTCCAAGTACACACGATACATCATTGCTTTATCGCCTGGTCCTTGCATACAGCTTTCTAAAATTTTTACTTTGCCGTGTGGGTTTGATTTTGCTAGTTGTTCAACACCATCGCCTACTTTGTCACCATACTTGTCGATCAAGTATTGTGCTGTCAAATGATGCTGTCTAAAAACTGTATCTACTTCACCTTTGTAGTTTTCTAAAAAATACAACTGGTGCGTTGGTACTGCTAAAAAGTCAATACCATCGTTGGTTTCTACCATAGTGATAGCACCTGTGCCTGATATTACACAGTCAGTGAGTGCTTCAGAAGCCGCAACATAAAAGCTACTGTCTCTGATTGCTTTGAAAACGACCTTGTTGGCCATATCAAGCATTCGTCTCACATCTGGTGCTACTTGTGGTTTGATCTCATCTCTAACATCTATGTAAGCCCACTGTTGGTTTTGTGGGATCAACAATGTAAGGATTGTACTTACTAAATTTTGTGTACCGTCAGCGGCTGTAGAATCAAACAATTTAGTTCTATCTGTTTCGCCTTCTTGTACTCTCCAAATGTCTCTGTTTGGAAATGTAAATTTGTAAGCTTCTGATATTTCATCTTCGTG